GAAAAGGACTGGCCCACACGGGAGATAAATAGCCGCAACACGGGCAACGTGGCTGCAAGTGAGACCTCAGTCGAGGTTGAGCAGCGGTTCGACTCCGCAATCTCCCACCAAGTTAGAGATCTTTGACATCGCGGGCTAAGAAATTCCTTCATAATAGGCTGGTGTAGCCGTTAAGCCTCTCCTGCGATAGGGAGGTTGTCAGTTGGTCAGACCACGGCTAAAGCCCTGCCCGCTTTATGCACACGGCAGGAGACTTGAAGAGTCGCGGGTTCAAGTCCCGCCACCAGACCCAAGATACACAGTATTCATCCAACATCAGAACTATTTCCTATCAATCACCCCGTCTTCGTCGGGAGACGCGGACGGACACATCACCCTGCTCGGGTAGAGCACAACATTAAGAATAGAAAGTTTTTCATGGTATTAGTTTAAAGGTTTATGTTAATGGTATTAGAGGTTAATTAGTTAAACAATCCCGCTCACCTGTGAAGGCAAAGCGGGTAAACATCACCGTCAATACTGGCGGAAACAAACCATTTACAATGTGATCTATTCATACTATTTTTCCTAATGGCACCCGCCTCGTCGGGAGACGCGGCGGTAAGAAATCACCTGGCCCGGGTAGGGCGCCACAGAATTAATGTAAATTTTTTTCATAAAGTTAAACAAGTTCCGGCTCCGCAGCGATGCACGGCCGGTTTCCAAAGAAACCATCGGGCCTGGGCCCGACAACGATATCACTGCGCAATGGTCGTCGAGTTGCCGACGTAAAATGCAGCGAGCATCAATGCAAAGATTAGGGAGCCCAGCGGGGCAGAAGATCCCGGCGGACGTGTCCGTCGCGTGACATTAACGAGTAATTTTCCCGTCTTATGACGGTGCGTTTTTATCGTTGGTTTCTCACGCTACAGAATATCAAGAAAGGTAAAAATATTGACATTTCAAACCTCCCTGCCGTGAGGCGTCGGAGGTACACTGCGGGGTAGAGCAGTGGTCAGCTCGCCAGGCTCATATCCTGGAGGACGTCTCAAACGGTTCGAATCCTACCCCCGCAACAAAGAGAACAAGTCATGGCGACAGCCGTGATTGTTGATTCGGGCTCTGGCGCCTTCTGGCGCCACCCCTTTCTGCAATCACCTGTCACCTATTATTAACAATTTTAATTCATTCAACAATCATGAGCAACATCGCTTTAACAGTCGAGCAGATCAACCAGCTGGCACCGCTCGACATCGTGACAAACGACATCGTACGCCAGCGTTTCATTCAGATCTACGATACCCTGTGGGGTAACGGAGAAGCCGCCTACGAGCGCGAGAGCAACTTCTTCAACCGCATCCTTGCCGACGACGAGAAGCTGCAGCGCGCCACACGGTTCTCGATCTTCACTTCCTTCATCGACCTTGCCGTCAGCGGCCTGTCGTTGGAGCCAGGAACCCGCGCCCTTTGCTACCTGATGGGACGTAACCACCAGGTAGGTGTCGATGCTGGTGGCAAGAAGGTCTATGAGGGCCGCATGGTGCTCACCGTGTCAGGCTACGGCGAACTTGTAATGCGAGCCCGCGCCGGTCAGATCCGTCATGCCGACAACCCGGTACTGGTGTATGCCGAAGACGAGTTCAGCTTCGGCGACCACGACGGACGCAAAGTCCTCAACTACACCTGCAACCTGCCGCACAAGTCCAACCAGATTGTAGCCTGCTACATGAAGATCACCCGCGCCGACGGCACCATCGACTATGCCGTCATGGTAGAGGAGGACTGGCAGCGCCTCAAAAACTATTCAGCCCGCAACAACCGCCGCTGGGACAACAACACGCGCCAGTATGTCGAGAAACCCAACGAGCTTTACAGCGCCAACGGCGGCAGCATCGACCCCGGCTTCCTCATGGCCAAGTGCATCAAGCACGCTTTCAAGACCTACCCCAAGGTACGCATCGGCAAGTACACCGCCATGGAGAGCGAGCAGATCGAAAACGCGCAGCAGCAACAGGAGATCGACGACTTCTACGGTGTCAGCGAGCAGCCCGAACAGCCCGCAATGCCGGTGGACAATAACCCGCCATTCGGTCCCGCCGACGACATGTCAGGCGGCGTAACCATCGACCCGGCCAACGACGGCATTGGCGACGACGGCACTTTCTAATAGGCCATAATCCCTGGCAATATAGTAACCTTTAGTTTCACGGGGCGGCAGGCCCGCACCATTAAATTTCAACAATCATGGCAAACGAACTTACAATTATCAAGAGCGAGAACATCCAGGCCATCGTCAAGGAGACACCGCAAAACCACCAGCTTAACGTACAGTCCCGCGACAAGTGTGTCAGCTTCGGCCAGCGACTGCTGGCGCAGATCCAGCAGCACGGCATGACCGACGAACTGGACCAGCAGGCCGCCAACTACATCGACGCGGCACGCAAGACCGTCAAGAAGATGAACGAGCGGCGCGCACCGCTGACCAAGCTGTTTGACCAGATCCGCACCGAGTTCACCGGCTTGGAGAATGAGATTGACCCGACCAAGGCAGGCACGCTGCCCAACCAACTACAGCAGCTTCGCAACCAGTACGCCGCACGCAAACGTGAGGAGGAGGAGCGTCGCCGCCGTGAGGAAATGGCACGCCAGCAGCACGAAGCTGCACTGGCACAGTACCGCAATGATCTTGAAAACGACTGGCGCAGTCAGCTTGCCGATGCGATACAGTATCAGTGCAACGACATGAACCGCCTGTTCGCATCCGTCAACCTCGACAATTACGAAATTGTCAAGGAACAGTTCAGGACGTGGAAAGTGGAAATGCCCGCATTTGCATCAAATGTAATGCCGCCCTATATCATCAATAACGGTGAGGCGTCAGCGATTTACTGTGAGGTTTGGAACAACATCGAGAAAGGTATGCGTGAACAGTACACCGCCGAGCTGACAAAGTACCGCGATTCCTTCATTGACCGAATGCCCAGCAAGAAGCAGGAGCTTGAGCGTGCTGCGCAGGCCAGCGCCGAGGAGGCAGAGCGCATCCGCCGTGAGATGGAGGAGCGCGACCGCGCCGAGGCAGCCAGTCAGGAAGCCGATCGCAAAGCCCAGGAACAACGCGACCGCGAAGCGGCCGAAATGCGTAAGAAGCAGGCCGAAATGGGAAGCCTGTTCGACCAGCAAGCAACAGCCACCATGCAGCCCGTTGTCGAGGGCTACAAGCCCAAGACTTCCGTCAAGCAGAAGCTCGTGCCTCTGGCACCCGAGGCTTTTGCCGAGATCTTTAACTTCTGGTGGGTCAACGAGGGCCAGCACATGAGCATCGAGGAACTGACCAAGTTGTTCAAGAAGCAGATCACCTACTGTGAGAAGCGGGCCAACGACAAGACCAATCCCGTGACCATCAAGAGTGAACTGATTAGCTACGAGGATGATGTTCGCGCCAAGTGACAATTACTATGAGAGGGGTGAGGTCAGCAACAGCGACCTCACCGAGCTCAAAGATCTGCTCCACCCGCGGCCTCAGTTCGGTGACCGTGAAGCGGCTTTCCGCTTCGGGTCGCTTGTGGACGCGCTCATCACCGAGCCGGCACGCGTGAACTTCTACCGCCGCACGGTGGACGACGTTGAGTATCCCGAATGGGAGTTCCATAAAGGATTGTTCCTGCGGGACTCCCTGCGCCGGGAAGCAGGTCGTGACAAGTTTCTGGCTCAGGTACTCGAACTTGCCGACACACAGACGGTCATGGTCAACAGGCAGCAGGGATTTGATTACGGCGGCTTCTTCTTCGCGCTCGACACGCGATGCAAGTGGGACTGGTTCATGAAGGACTTCGGCTTCGGCGGTGACCTAAAGACCACATTCGCCAGCACGCAGCAGGAGTTTGAGCAGGCTGTGGATTTCTTCGACTGGGACCGTTCACGCGCATGGTACATGGACATCGCCGGCAGCGACCGCGACTTCATCTATGCCATCAGCAAGAAGACGGGACAGGTGTTCAAGAAGTTCATCAACCGTGGCGACGAGGTGTATAACCGTGGGCGCGACAAGTACCTGGAGCTTGCCTTCCAGTACTGGTGCCTTGATCTGAACAATGTATCATGACACAGCTCAACCTCAATATAGAGCCTTACCCTTACCAGCTCGAAGGCATCGAGAAGGGATTGGAGTGGCGACGCCTGTTCATCGGTGACGAGCCTGGACTGGGTAAGACATTGCAGTCCATCGGCATCATCGACACGGCAGACGCTTATCCCTGCCTGGTGATCTGCCCGTCGTCCCTTAAAATCAACTGGCAGCGCGAGTGGGAACGTTTTACCGATAAGAAGGCGCTTGTGCTCGACAACGGCACGCGCACCACTTGGCCCTACCTGCTGTCGATGAAGATGCACCATGTGGCTATCGTCAACTATGAGAGCCTGCGCAAGTATTTTGTGTGGGACATCAACGGCGGTCGCAAGTCCTTCCGCCTGAAGGATGTGGTCTTCTGCCCGCACATCAAGCTGTTCAAGTCAATCATCATTGACGAGAGCCACCGCGTGAAGGACCCGTCGGCACAGCAGACGATCTTCACCAAGGGACTGGCAACCGGCAAGCAGTGGTGCATCCTGCTGTCGGGTACGCCGGTGGTCAACAGACCCGAAGACCTGGTAAGCCAGCTCTCGATCATGGGACGGCTGGGCGAGTTCGGCGGCAAGAATGCCTTCATGGCCCGCTACAGCGGCGAGTATGCCGACCTTGACGGACTGTCAAAGCGTCTCTATGCGTCCTGCCTGATACGCCGGGAGAAGGCCAAGGTGCTCACCCAGCTGCCCGACAAGACGCGCTGCGACCTGTATGTGAACATCAGCAATCGCGACGAATACGAAATGGCGCATTGTGACCTTGCCGAATACCTGCGTCAGTACAAGGAATGTACCGACTGGGAGATCCGCCGCAAGATGCGCATGGAAGCCCTCGTCAGGTTCATGACGCTGCGCTCGCTCTCGGCCAAGGGAAAGGTGAAACAGGCCATAGACTTCGTGCGCGTCTTCCTTGACAGCGGCAAGCCTATCATCCTGTTCTGCTCCTACCATGAGATCGTGGACGAGCTCTGCAAGGCGTTCCCCAAGGCGGTGCGCGTCACCGGGCGAGACAATGCAGCGTACAAGCAGGCAGCCGTGGACAGTTTCCAGGCCGGCAATGCCCAGCTGATCATCTGCTCCATCAAGGCTGCAGGTGTAGGGCTTACACTCACGGCCGCGTCCAACGTCGCCTTCGTGGAGTTCCCTTGGACTTATGCTGACTGCCTGCAATGTGAGGACCGTGCCCACCGCATTGGCCAGAAAGATAACGTCACCTGTTACTACCTCATCGGTCGCCATACCATCGACGGCGCGCTCTACAACATCATCCACCGCAAAAAGAGCATCGCCAACCAGATCATGGCAGCAGACGACGACATCCCCACCGACGAGATGTACTTCGACGAATTGGCAAACATGATTCTTAATCCAGACGACAATGAGAACAATTGAATTCCGAGGGAAAACTAAAGAAGGAAAGTGGGTGTTCGGTGATTTAGAACCAACTGATATATAATTGAAGGTAATGATATACAAGTTGGCTAATTTTTTGAGTTATGAAGTTGATTTTTAGTGAAATAAATTTGGTTTTTTCAATTATTTGTAGTATCTTTGTAGAGGATAAAAATAATTGGACTATGATAAATTTCTCTAAATTCAACTCGCTTTACGCAGTGACAACGTATTTCAACACCGAGAACAAGTGCCGTGAGGCTATCGTGCAGTCACGATGGGGTGATGATGTGGTCTGCCCTTATTGCGGACAGCACCATTGTCACCAACGCAGGGACGGTAGGTTCTGCTGCTCCAAGTGCAACTGCAATTTCAGCGAGAAGGTGGGTACTATCTTTGAGAACACCAAGATACCCCTACGCAAGTGGTTTATGGCTATGTACCTAATCAGTTCCCACAAGAAAGGTGTCAGTTCCCACCAACTCTCAAGGGACATTGATGTCACCCAAAAGACCGCTTGGTTCATCTTGCAGAAAATCCGCACGTTGTTCGCCCAAGACGATACCATCGCATTGAGTGGTGACGTGGAGTGTGACGAAGCCTACATTGGCGGCAAGGAGAAGAACAAGCACGAAAGCAAGCGCATCAAAGGCACGCAGGGGCGCAGCACCAAGACAAAGACCCCCGTGTTCGGTATGGTTCAGCGAGGGAGCAAGGTGGTAGCCTTGAAGTGCGACAAGACGGATGGAGCGACCTTGTTGCCCATCATTGACCAATTCGTTGCAGAGGGTTCAAGCATCTACACCGATGAACTGACCTCATACAACGGACTTGACGCAACCAAGTACACCCACAAGGTTGTCAACCACGGACGGAGTGAGTACGTCAAGGGTGCTGACTTCACCAACACGATTGAGGGCTTTTGGGGTACGTTGAAGCGTATGATTGAGGGCATCTACCACTCAATCTCAAGCAAGTACCTGCAAAGGTATGTGGACGAGGCGGTGTACCGATGGAACACCCGCAGGTTAAGCGGTAGTGACTGCTTCAAGGATATGTTCAAGGCATCCATTGGTGTCGTGGACTACGAAATGGTTAAACAAGTAGCATAAAATACTTATAGATATGAAGAGATTTAGGATTGTAGAAACAAAGGGTAAATACGAGAGTTATTGCGAAGTGTATCAGCGTTTTCTTGGCTTTTTATGGTGGAGAAAATGGAAGGGTTTCCGAACTGCTGATTATAACGAAGCAGCAAAGGCGATTATTTATCGTCATATAACTTGGAAAGAAGTAATAAAAGAGTGTTAGAACGAGTAAGATATGGACGAGCAATTTCTGCGAGAGTTCTTGAAAGAACACCTATCTATTCAAGTATGGTGTGATTATGATGGATGCGATAGTCCTCAAGTCAACGTAGGGCTATATTTGGATAACGAGGAAATCGGCACAGCATCAGATTATTTGATTACACAATGAAGATAGAGATTGAATATAACGGTTCCATTGCAATATGCAAAATAAATGGTAAACCTTTTTATGAGGGCAGTATTGATGAAAAGGTATTTGCTGTTGAAGCCTTTAGAACCATAATTAAAGGTTGGAATAGGGAAAGGCGTATAAACAGCAGAAAAACTCCAAAGTTCAAAGTGGGGGATTGGGTTGTTTTTAATGGTCTCACCCTTTATATAAAGGAAATTGTAAAAGGGTATTATATAACAATATCCAAAGGCGGTATAACTAATAGCTATGATTGGGACATAGACAATTTAGCAAGACTTTGGACAATAGCAGATGTCACGGATGGCGATGTGCTTGCTGCTGGTGATTGGGTGTGTATTTTTAGGAAATTCCACATAAATGGTTTCCCAAAATGTCATTGTCATTATGACCTGACTTTAGGGAAATTCAAAGTAGATACTGATTCTTATATGTCTTGCGGAGTAGATATTTACCCCGCCACCGAAGAACAGCGTGAACTGCTCTTTGCAAAAATGAATGAAGCGGGGTATAAGTGGGATTCAGATAAGAAAGAGTTGAGGGAAATAAAGAAAATAGGTTGAAAGATATGGACAATTCAGAACCAAAATCAATAAATGACAATATTCCTTATAAGGAATCAGAGGTTATATGCGTGAGCTGTTCTTATAGGTGGTTCGCTGAAAGACCAGTCACTAAGCCTTTAAAAGACATAGAATGCCCTTGGTGCGGTAAACAAGGTTTTGTAATTGAAACGGGAGAAACAATAAAACAACTAAAACGATAGAGATAAATTAACTAACGGGTCAGTTGGCGGGCAATTAGTCCAATTTTTATCCAACCTACAGCGAGTAATCCTGCCGACTGACCTTTTTAATAATCGGCTTTTATAGCCAACAAGTATATCGTTACCTCCGTAAAAAGTTCGGCCTCGACGGGCGAGACACCGAGTACTACAACATCGAGGAGGTGAAATGAGGACGAGCAAGTACACGCCAGAGGAACGGATACAGCGCCGCAGGGAATACCAACGACGCTACCGAGCCGAACACCTCGAAAAGTACCGAGAGTCGAACAGGGCATCGTATCACCGCCGCAAGGCTGGCGAGACTACCAAGCGAGGCCCGAAGCCCGGCTCAAAGTACAAGAATGAGCCGACACCGCCTCCCGAGACCCGCACATGTTCGGTCTGCAAGCGTGACCTCCCTGTCGAGAAGTTTAACACCAGGGACGGGAGGCGCACGCACTCTACAATCTGCCTCGACTGCCGACCGAAGTACCCACCCAAGCCGAAGGAACCCGTCAAGGAACGTCCGGTAAAGGTGACACCGAAACCGCCCGTAAGCACGGAAAAAGGCTGCAAGCTGTGTTGCGCCCGCTATCCCTGCTTTGACGGCATAGACAATTTTGATAGCGACTTTTCATTGACATGTAGAGATTTCACACCAAAGTTTTAAAAGACATGAATTTTTACGAGAGACTTTACAAGATGATTGTCGGTGACCCCACCGAGTACAAGAAGAGGCACACCTACAAGGTGCGTTTCAGCAATCACTTCCAATTCCGTGACAAGGACACCCACGACCGCAGGCTTATGCCGTTCCACGTCCACGGCGAAATGGTGATGGCTTACTCCCGCAAGGATGCCATCAAGCGCTGGGTTCATGCCGACCTCAAGAACCGACGCAGAAGATGAACAAGGCCAACGAGGTTATCGACGACGTGGCGCGTCAGTTCGGTGTTACCCGAAATGCGGTGCTCGGGAAGCGCCGCGACCAACGCTTCGTGTTCCCCCGAGCCGTAGTGTGCTACATCCTGCACCGCAAATGCGGCATGAGCAGCAAGGATGTTGGACGGGCAATCAACCGGACCCATGCCACCGTGCTCTATCATTGCCTCGCAGTTGATGACTGGCTGAAGATGCCGTTCCTCAATATGGAGGCCGTCAAGATTGTCCGTGAGGTTGAGAGACTGCACGGATTAACAAGTGAACAATTAAATTAACAAGACTATGCCTGAGTATGTAAACTACATTGCCGGTGCAGTGCTGGCCCTCATTTTCATTGTCGGCTTCGTTGTAGCCTACAAGATGAACAAGAAGAAGGACAAATGATGAACATCATCGAACTGCTTAACGCGAATGAGCTTCACATGGACCAGTTGCTCCGTGCGAGACTCAATGAACTTGGCTTTGCCCCCAACGTGCTGCGCATCTTGAAGGGGCAGGGCATCACCACCCTGCGAGACCTCACGTCTTGCAGCCGCGATGACTTGCTTGGAATACGTTTCCTCGGCAAGGGCAACGTGGACGCAATAGAACGACTGTTAAGAACAATGGATTTACAACTGAAACAATGAGATTTTTTGAAGTAAAAGTCAAGTACGACAAGATGCTTGACAACGGAGCCACCAAAGCCGTGACCGAAACCTATGCGGTTGAAGCCTTGTCATTCACCGAGGCTGAAGTCCGCATAACAGC